CAGGGAATTTTTCTTTCTCGTTCAAAGGCAGAGCAAATATCTTTTTAGTGCCTGTTTGTGCCTTTAAGTGGTGGAAAATGTGGTGGAAAAGTATTTTCACTTTACAAAATAGCCCGCCCCCAATTTTGAGGGCGGACTTTTTATCTTACGATGTACTTATAATACTTTACCAGTTTATCGGGGCCAGCGTCCTTGTCGTCCAGGAATGCTTTCGCCATATCGACATAGAAGTCGATCTTATCCCCGACCCCGAATTTCTTGGCCACTTTAACATAATCAGAGTAGATCATGTTAAGTGCAACCCAAAATATATTTGGATCGTAGGTAAGAGAACGCTGTGACATCAACTGCTTTGCCTGCTCGATGGACCAATGCGGGCCTCTAGTTCCGTCCTCATTTTCCATTTTTTCAGTCCAGGCTTTTGCCATAGGGAGCGTGAAGCCTTGAGTCTCTTGACTATCCTCCTGCTGTGGGCTATCTTCTCCCCATTGGCAAAGGGCGTTGTATGCACTGTTGTAAACAGCGAGACATTCCGCCATTCTATCATCCATAGGAACGGCAGTACACTCGACAATTTTAAGTGTGAGCCAGTCCTTTGCGTTTTGACGTCCGGGCATAGCTCGGTCAAGAGTGGTTCTTGTGAGCACAATGCTCCCCCCCTATCAATCACGTTCCAACTGATTCATACAACGGCGGATTGCCTCACGCTCACGCTCACTGCCAGCTTTATCCATAAGCAGCTCCAGTTCTTCCATCATGTGCTCCTTGGCATCATGGCGGCTATATCCTCCATCTCTGCTATAGTCACCACGGTTGCTATAACCGTCCCGGCTATAGTGTCCTCGGACATAGTGCTTACCACGGTTAGCATAGCTGGAGCCACGATTATAGGAGCCTCGTCCCTCCCAGTCGCCCGCCTCAGAGTAGCCACCGTCCTCCTCCAGAGCGCAGATTTTATCGATGTTCTTGATGGTATCAGTCAGCTTGTGGACGGTCTCCAAATCACCAGCAGACATTTCAGGCTTGCGGGCAATCTCGTCCAGTTCGTCTTGGAGCTTATCCTTCAGCTCGTATAGTGCTTTCATAGTATCCTCTCCTTTCAGGCTACACGCTCAACAATGAAGTTACTGTTGGCTACTAAAATAGGCTGTGTACTGGTGTTTTTTGCGGCAACAGTGACACAGCAGCCACGGGGGACATCTACCACAGCGGAGACATAGATATTAAAGAAATTCTCCACAGCGGCAGGGGTAACAGTGGCGGTGGATGCGGTCAGCGCCTCACCATTGATGGAGATTGCCGCAGTGATGGCCTCCACGGTCCCGCCGTCAGGGATGGCGATATTCGCGCCAAAGGAGACTTTGAATTTCGCCCGGCACTGGTTCGTAAGCCCACGAAGAGTCACCAGTCCAGCACCCTCCCGGTGTACGATGCAGGGCTTGCTCGTGTTGGCCTCCTCGGTAAAGGGCACGTTCTGACCAGCGGCAACGGTTACGATTGCGCTATTTGTGTACTCGGCCAAAAAAATCATTCCTTTCAAAAAGATTAGCGGCGAGGCTATTGCCCCGCCGCATAGTTCAAAATCGGCACGGGGCCGAACATTCCGGTCATGTCGGAAAGTTGATGTATTGGGTTTTAGCAGCAGCCGCCGCAGGGATTACACCCACAACCAGCATAAGGGTTGGGCACCTGATAGGCCGGAACAGGCATGGGGCTGATGCGGCGGATCAGTTCAGCGGTCTGGGCCTCCTGATTGGCGGTGAAGAAAGCGTTCTGTGCTGCCTGGGAAGCCTGGAACTTCAGGCTCTGGTTTTCAGCCGTCAGAGTAGCAATCTTGTCCTGAGTCAAAAAGTCGAGGATCGCACGGCTGTTGGCGTTCTGGTTGTCGATGATGTCCCGAGTGCTATTCTGGATGGTATTCCGGGTATCGCAAGCCTGGGTAGCCATATCGTAGCGAACGCCCTGGATTGCTGCCTGGGTAGCGGCGCCCTGGGTGGACAGGTTATAATTCACGCCGTCCACTGCCCGCTGGGTCTGGCAGCAGCAGTCCTGAAGCTGATAGCCCAGATTGCAGATAGCATTATCCACACCATGGAAGCCGTTGGTTACGGCGGAGAGGATACCGCTCTGGCCGGTCTGGAGACCGTTCAGCGCAAAGCCCTCGTTGATGTCGGAGCGTGTAGCCCAGCCCTGACCGGAGGGAGAGCCCAGGCCATTGCCGGAGTTACCACCCCAGCCGCCGCCATAGCCGCCCCAACCACCGAACAGGCCGAAAATGAGGAAAAGTACGATAAAGGACATCCAATCCCCACCCCAGCCCATACCGGAGCCACCGTTCGAGGTGTTCGCCGGGACGACAGGCATCGTCACGGCTACGTTATCAGAAGAAAGACTCATTGTGTTATCTCCTTTTTTGATTTATTTTCAAAACCGTGGCCACGGATTTTGATTGAAGTTATTTACCAAACATTCCCCTCATCCCCTCAAACATGCCTGACATCTGCTGGGCTTGTTTCTGGACCTGGTTAAGCTGATCTTGGGAAATGCGGCCAGATGACACCATCTCTTGTATCATGGCGTTGGGGTCCTTCCCCTTCATCTGGTTCATGAACTGCTGGAATTGCTGCATCATATTAGGCTGACGATTGCCGCCCATAGCGTTGAAAAACGGATTCATTCAGCATCCTCCTTCACAGATTTCTTTTTTACCGGGGCCGTCTCTTTGGCGCTCAGAGCGTCCACACGGGCCGCAAGAGCGTCCAGGTCATCCTTGGTGGCATAGCGGATAGAAGGCTCCTGCGTGGCTGCTGGGGCAGTCCTTGTGGCATTGCTGCGTTCTACCAGATCATAAATTTTGATGCTGGGCTTTCCAGAGGCATCCGCCTGCTTGAGATAAATAGTGGGGCTGTTGCTGTCCCATAAAGCAACGGCACTGTTGGGGGCCACCAGATATCCCATGGCCTCCTGCTCTCCATTCACCCAAACCATGGACTGCCCATTTTGCTGGGACTGTACGGGCGGCATTTGCGGTCCTTGCATGGGAGGTTGGAACTGCTGCCCACGGAGCTGGGCCAGTTGGTCCGGCATGGGCGGCTGGTAGTACATGGGCTGATAGCCCGGATAGTAAGGTGTATAGGCCATATCACGTCATCCTTTCCAGTAGTACAAAACTTCCTTTTCCCCAGAATCCCATGTATCCAGAATCGTCCCGTCGATAATACAGACCACATGGGAATTCAGGCCGAGAAGGTGCACCCCGCTTCTATGGGTCCTGGCAAATTCATTCACCGTTGTGTGAGGCGGAGCCGGTCTTCGCTCCAGACCATACTGGCTCAGATAGCTCCTCCACACCTCGTTGGAGCTTGGCATATCCTTCAGGAGATACCCTTCCAGGCACAGGCCAATATAGGTGGTGTCCCAGTCCTGGCCCAACGCCGTGGAAATAGCTCTAACCGTGCAGTCTCCCACATTCCTGTTGTAAGGGTTTTCGTTGTGCCAGGAATACCTCTCCGTTGTTCGCATGGCGGCTTTCCACCTCATTCAGATACTTTTCCAAACCATAATCATCCCCCTGTGCCCGAAACCACATAATGGTTTCCCTGGCGCAATCGGGCCGGATGCCAGCGGCAATCAATCTCTCTACCGGGGTCATATATCACACGTCCTTTGTATAAAAATAAGGAGGGCCGTGAGGAGGACTGCGACGTGTACAGCCCTTGTTCCCCACGTCCTCCATGTCTATATTGTCGCATAAAAATTCCCCGGCTGGGTACGGTCCCAGTCGGGGGTGTGTACGTTTTATGTACGGTTTGTGTAGAGCTTGGCGGATACATTTTCCACCCGTTCCAAAATATGTTTGAGGTGGTCTCCCACCGTGGCCCTGCGCCATCCCAGCTCCGCCGCAATATCCATCTGACACCATTTGTCAATAAGATATCGTCTGGCGATCAGTTCATCGTCCCGGTGGAATGCGGCCTCGTGGATGGCCTCCTCCAGTTGAGAGCGCAAGAGCTTGTCAAGCGATTCCGGTAGCTTTACTCTTGCGCTCATGCTCCACGTCCTTTCCTTACTTCAACGCCGCCGCTCGTGCCATAACGGCACTCTCCTCACGAGTGACAAATGCCATAGGTCGGGTCCCATCTGTCAGGCCAAGCTCGTTGGCCTCTGCAAACAGCTTCGGCATACTGGCCGGTAGCTCCGCTCGCTCGGCCAGATAGCGGTCCATGTACTCCTTCCACTGCTCGTAGGTCACAGTCTCATCCTCTCCTTCCATCCACCGGGCCACATCCGCCCGGAAATCGTCCATGGTTTTGCCGAATTTAGGGAACCAGTGAAGGACATCCCCGTGGTTACTGGCAATCCCCCGATGATAGCCCTCCCGGTGGCAGATTACCACTCCGTCGGCCAACGGGTCCAGATTATACTCCTTGCAGAGATAGGCTGTCAGTTCCACGGCCTCCTGGTACACCGCCTCAAAATAGCTGGCATCCTCCAGACCGTCCTCGCAGATCTCAAAGGAAATGTGGGTATCATTTCCACTGCCGTTCTTCCCTCGGCCACAGTGCCAGCCACGGCGATTCCATGGAAGGGTCTGTACTGTCCCCACCGATCCGTCGGCAAATCTGCCTACAAAGGCGTGGGCGCACTTTTCCAGTCCGGGCCTGTCCCAATCATTCCCGTACTGATTCCGACCAATTACATCATCTCCGGGCACATAGCGGGCCACAGAGGGGTTATTAGCCCCAGTCGAGTGTACCATTATTCCCTGCGGTCGAATGGTCCTCCCGGCCCTGTAACAGTCGTTCTCGGTTAAATACTGTTTTCGTAATCTCATGGTCTTCCTCCATTGACATATCAGGGCGTGTGCTGTAATATGCGGATAAGGGAGTGATAAAAATGCATGATTACAAATTGCTTTGCCACTTTTTGAGGCAGGCAGAAACTGCTTTCAGCCTATCAGTGGACACAAACCAGGAATTTTCTGCACTAGCAGACAAGTTCGAGTCCGGCAACGCCACAAACGAAGACCGGGAAATGGCCCTCAGAATCCTGACAAATGCCAGGGAGAACTTTTCCTCCATGCCGGACAGTGAGGAGAAAATGACTGGGATGTTAGAGACCGCCCTGATTATTCAACAGCTAAATATGGAGCTAAAGGCACCCTGATTGGGTGCTTTTTTATTATTCTCTTTCCGCTTCCTCTTTGGCGGCCTCATCCTCCGCCACGCCAGTAGCCACGGCGGCGGCAAATGCCTCCTTGTCAGGGTAGGCGGCGGCCAGTTCCTGACCGTGACGGCCAGTAAACTCACGCATCTCCCTGGCCTCCTCGTGGGTAATCTCAGGGTGCTTCTTCAGGAGCATGGGCATGCCTACGGTAGCCAAATCGGGGGCGTCGTTCTTCTCAGTGATTTCGTACAGTTCATAGAGTAGTTCGGTGTTCATAGTTCAATCTCCTTTGTAGTCAAAAATATGTTGTTATTCCTTCATCTGCTTGATGGCCTGGTTGACGCCAGTTGCCGCCAGACCGCTTACGATGCCCACGGCAACGGCGGTCAGCGGGTCCGTGGCCGGGAAATCCTGGAGGCCGGTATACAGCGCCGCCACGCCAAGAACACCGCCACACAGGCCCACGATAGCCGGGATGTACTTGTTATCCAGGCCGGACGATTTGACAATTAGTCCCACCAGATAACAGATGACGGTAATGGCCGCCACACTCGCAATGCCAAAATCCATATTTTCACCCCCTCTCAAAGACCTATCTTGTCTAACAGAAAGGCCATAACCGCTGTAATAACCGCCGCAATTACGGCCCAACTTATTTTGCCTTTCAGATCTTTCCAGGTTCGTCCAGGCTCTGCCTGAATGTCTGACAATCCCTTGGACAGTGTGCCCACTTTACCTGTCAGGTCCTCCAGCTTCTCGAGTATCGTTGTATACTGCTGGCCCTGCTCTGCACGGGCGATCTCAAGCTCCCGGATTCTGTTGAAAAACTCCTTGTGCGTCTGCCGGGACTGTTCCTTCCATTCGCTCATCTGCTTTTCCAGCATATTAGCTTTCTGGATGCCAAGGCAATCCCGCCGTGGGTCTAAGATACATTTTTCATCTGCCATTTAGATCTCCTTCCAGGCCTCTCTTAGCCCATTCCGCCGCCACCAGAGCCTCCGATGGCTTCTCCTTCTCCGATTACTTTGAATAGGCCGTTACTAGCTCCAATACTTCCAACATTGATTTTTTCTATGCCGGAACTCCTTTGGAGATTTCCATTGATAAATATTGGAGAGCCAACAAACACTTCTATCGTCCCTGATTGAGCATTCGTGGTATTGTCGATTTCAAAGGTCCCAGTTTCAGATTCCGTCATATAGTATATAACTACACTAGAGTATCTAATATTTACCTTTTCTGGCAATGTTCCCCCACCTTGTATCACTGGGTTCATTATCATACTGTAATCACCCCATCTCCAGATACATATACCAAATTGGTCGTATGGCCACTCCGAGTGTATACCTCCGAATTTGCAACCACTTCTAACGCTCCGCTTAATGCGTCTTGTCTTACATCTCCTATCATTAGTGGAAGGATAAAAGAGTTTTTAGCTACTGATATAGTAAATTCTGTAGAGTTAAGTGGGGCATAGCCTTTTGTTCCGTCCGAAGTAACATAATGTATACCATAATCAGGGCTTGATATTGTATCATGGCTTTTTATAGTAACTGTAGCAGTTTCTCCGCCGCCCTGTACCACAGGATTCAGTATCATACCATTGCCTCCGAAATTTTAACTTTTTTTCGTTGCAATCGAGAATAGTTACATATTCATAGCGATGACATAAACCTCGCCATCAATTATTTGAGTATTAACAGTTACGGTAAGATAAAATTGCTCATCACTTGTGACAAGATAAGGTGGAGGTTGAGCGGTCAGACCTTTCAGGGAATCAACAAGTTTAAACCCATCGATATTATGTGGAGATACGACCCAGTCCGAAAAATCCATGCCTTCTTCAGCGAAATAAGGCCCATGCACAACGGAGCCTGACCCATTCTGAAAAGTAAACTCAAGCAATTTCGGAAACGGCTTGGCAGGGCAACTAAAAATCATGTCCTTACCTCCTGGATTACCACATAAACCTGTACATCTTCTGTCGGGACCGTCTGCGCCTTGAATGTCAATTTGTTGGCCGCCTGTCCCGTACAGGATATCCCAGCGGCAGAATACACCGCTTGGTCCGCAATAGTTGGCATTGGCTGAATCAACTGTTTACTCTCATCCGCAAGCACACCCGGAACTGTAACAGTCTGGGTGTTGTTGGACCAAGCGGAGAGGGGGAGGGTAACTAGGGTGGATTTTGGTCTAGAATTGCGGAGTTCCTCCTTTACATCGTCCATCGTAGGCAGATAAGCATCATTTTCCGCAAAGCCGGTTTTTTTTGCGCCCCCTACGTTATAGAAAAACACGCCCCCACAGTCTACTTTTTGAACAATGCCAGAGCCCGGACTTGTGAAAGCATCAATCTCTCCTGGATTGGCAAACATATATGCCGTATCATGATTACTAGAAATCCCGATCAGCGGTAACTTCTCAAGACCCAAAAAATCTCCATTCACAACTAACTGCACTCTGTGATCTGTACCTTCGTCTACCGGATCAGGGGACTCAACAACCTCCAGCACCAACTCCCCCGTCATGGTCCCTCCGCTCAACTGGAGATACCTCTGGTCGGCCTGTTCCTGGGTCATGCCAGATTGTGGTGCATCCTGTGGTACGGCGTTACCCCCGCTGTCAAAGCCAACCACCTGACCCTGGGTGCCGGTGAGTTTATCCTGCTTCTCATTCGCCAGGGCAGCGGCCGCAGTGGGAAGGGAATCACTACCGGCCCCAACCGTCACGCCGGTATCACTAATAGTTTTCAGTGTGTCATTCACATTCTTCTTGATGCGGTCAATCTCGCTCTGTACGCTCATGCCGCACCTCCTCAGATGGCCGCAAGGGCTTCCTCAATGTCACTGGTCAAGCTCACGCTGCCCCCGGAGGTGTACCCGGCAGGCACAGAATAGGAGGTCGTGGTCAGGCCATCGATGGTACCGGAAACAGCGCCGTTATTCGCCATGGAGCCGGATACCAATGTGCCTTTCGCATCTACGATCTTCTTACCAGTCAGCACATCAGCCGCAGCAGCCGTTACTCCGCTTACGTCCTGATATGCGGCTGGAATGGCTCCAACGGTGACCTTAGACAGCACCTTTCCAGTAGTTGGCGCAATCGTCTGGGCGGACTTACTGGGGGTTGCGGTCTTTTCCTCCAGCGTGATAGATACTGTTCCAGCTCCGTCATGGTGTCCGGACGGAATCGTATAGGATGGAGCCGCAGCGGTCAGCGTTTGGGTAACTGCCCCATTATCTGGCATCGTACCTGTGACCTTGCTGCCGCCAACATACGCAGTTTCTCCATTGAGGATTTGTCCAGCCGTTGCGGTGGCGTCTGTTGTGTCTACAAACTCCTCTGGGATAGCCCCTACGGTGACGGAGGAAAGCACCTTGCCCTCTGTTGCCTCCACAGTCTGCTCGGACTTTGTAGGCGTGACGGTTTTCGTCTCTGGGACAATCTGCACCTTACCAGTACCAGCATGGTACCCCTTGGGGATGGTGTATGACGGTTCCTCCACTGTAAGTGTTTTATTTGCGGCCCCATTGTTTGGCATGGTGCCGGTAGAAACCTTACCCGTCTTATCTACAAATACCTTTCCAGTCAGCACGTCAGCCACAGTGGTGGTCACAGCAGACACATCCTGGTAACTATCGGGAATCGGAGCTACCGTCACATCAGACAGTCCGTAATAACCGGGGTCTGGAGTCACGTTCTGCTGAACCTTGGTAGGCGTAACACTCTTGCTCTGGAGGTTATAGTTTCCGCCCCCGGCCACACCGGAGACTGTACCACTTCCGTTGTGGTAGCCCTTCGGGATGGTGTATGTATCGCCCTCCTGGACTTGCGCCGATACAGCGCCCCGGTTTTCAATACCCTCGATCTCTGTCGCCAGCTTGTCCAATGTGTCAACGCTCGTGCCAATACCAAGCTCTACCGCTTTCGCACGGATCGTATTTCGTGCGGTTTGGATGCGGCTGATTTCAGTTGCTACGCTCATTTTTTACCACCTTTCAAATCGTCCCTAAAAGGATCTCGATATTTCCAACAGTATCCTGCACCGCCGCCGCAGTAATGGGAAGGGTGTTGTCCCCCTCGAAGTCGCTCACCGCATTTACAGAGAGTGTATTCGTTTCTCTGTCCAGCAGTAGGCCGTGGCCGATCCTATAGCCACCACCGCCGCCCTCTGGTAATGGTATATCTGATTCCTCATATTCCCCGGAATCCGGGTTAAAAATGAGCCATGTCCCGTTTGTGCCGGGTTTTGGCGGATTATTGTTAATGTCTGTCAGACGGTCCTCCATCTGCTCAAACTCGGAGGGCAGGGGCGGTGGGAATGCGTCTACCGCATTGATGCTATTAAACACCGTGGCATAAAACAGGTTGCTGTGCCGCACCTGGTCGCCCAGAGTGCCCCGAACCTGCATGGCGTATGTACCGTCATCCGCCAGCATGGAGGCGGTAAGCAGAGCGCTGTACACTTCCCCATCACGGGAAAGCTGGATGATGTTCTTCTGCCCATCCTTCTCCACATCAACCTTTAAGTCCCACCCTTCCGGCAGGTCAGTGGATATTTCCAGAGACGTGACCTCATTATCACCCTCAAATCCAAGGGAAAAACCGGGGGGCGTACAGATATTCCAATCGGTCATGTAAATCATACGCCCACCTCCTGTGTCATAGCGGCCACCTTATCCAGAAGTGCGTCTATCTCTTCCCCACTGTATTTGCTGGTGTAGTAGCTCGTGGGTGTTTCCTCTGCAAGCGCCTGTAACTCCATGGTAGAAATCCTCTGTTCCAGGGCGGATAGCCTCTCTTCTATTGTCATGGTATCTCACCTCACACGACGATTCTTCGGCCCAGCTTGTCCAGAATAAAGCGGCCAGTGCGGTCCATCACGGGGCCTGATTCAATCTTTTTCTGTGCGCCATAATAGAGGATGATGCATCCGTCCCCACCAGCTCCTCCGGCGCCTCCAGCACCGCCACTACCAGAATAGTTGTCGTAGGTTTTAACGTGCGCTGAAAATCTTATTCTTATTGTACTGGACGGAGTAGATGTTATTTTGATAGATGCATTATTTCGGACCGTAAGGTTATAGTTGCCAGCGGCCCCTCCGCCGCCGCCACCGCCGCCTCCGTCGCCGCCGCATCCATACAATACGGCGGATGCTCCGTCAGCGCCTTTCCCGCCCGCTCCAGGTTTTGACGACCTGAAAGTTCCTTCAGCAATTTGGGACGAAAAGCCAAAACTCGGTGCGGTTGAAGAAGACCCAGCGCTTCCATTGTTTGAGCCAGAAGAACCTCCAGCGCCACCTCCGCCTGAACCGGACGAAGAAACAGAGGCGTTTACGGAATAAGTCGATGTGTAGTTCGCATACGATCCGCCGTCACTTCCATTCTTTTGGTTACTGTAAGAAGGCCTGCCAGTACCGCCAGCTATCTCTCCAGCGTCACCGCCATTATTTCCAGCGGTTCCTCCGTCAGCCCCGGCAGAACCAGGAATTCCAGATTTTGCGTAAGTTATTCCTGTTACGATATCTGTATACCCAGCAGACTCCGCCGATCCAGATGCGGAAGACTCTTCTCCAAAAACGGTATCTTCTCCACTAGCTCCGTTGGTCTGTCCGCCAGAGCCACAAATATAAGAGATAGTGTCTCCCGCTGAAACATTGATTGTCTTTTGATAGACCTTTCCGGGTTCCCCAGCTTTTCCGCCTGAACCTCCAACGCCCGCTTCTGTTGTATGTCCGCTTGATGAGATGGAAGCGGTTCCGGTTTTTGTTTGTCCAGCGGAATCAGATGTATAAATAGAAATAGTTTGGTTGTCATATTTGTCTTCGCCAAATCCACCATAAAAATCGCCTGTACCATCATCTCCATTCCCACCGGCTCCGCCGCCTCCAATCAAGACCACTACTACCTGTGTAACGCCCTCCGGGACTGTCCAGGTTCCAGAGCCTGTCAGCACTTCATGCTCATCATATGTTACTACCTGCTCGAATTTCGGCGGCACAAATCCAACCAGCAACGTTTCATCCGCTTTCAACGTGTTGGACAGGTTGATGTCAGCGGATTCCAGACAGGCGGTGACTCCCGTTTTGTCATAAGGATGCCATGTCGCAACACGGTTACCCGGCACCTCTCCTTGGTATACAATAGGAGCCTGTATTGTTTCGGTCCATTGGAAATAATTAGCCAGCCGCTCCGCTACCGCCGTTGAATTTACCAGACTAACTAGTGTTGCGTCCTTCACCGTTTTAATGTTAGGCTCTGCCGCCTCAGATACATCCCTTACCACCTCTCTGGTATTATGGATATACGCCCTCCCTTTCAGCGTGCCAGAGCCGCCAGAAACCTTTGCGTAGTTGGCCCCGCTCTCCAAGATAGAGAAGCCATCAGCAACCAGCTCATACATCGGGCTATTAAATGTGATAATATCCCCTTGCTGGGCAGTTCCTTCAAACAGCTTGGTTTCCTCTCCGCCCTCCACATATTGGTGTTCTGTGACTACTACCTGGGTTATTTTTGCTGTTTCCGGGGCTTTCGCTCCCACCAGCATATAATCCTCATTGATATTTCCAGAGATGCCATCCCACAGGCTTTCAATGCGTAAAACGCCATCCAAATCCGTTTTGATCCATGCTCCAATCGCTATCAGGACTTGGACCAGGTTGTCCCGCTGTGTAGCAACAGGCAACCAACCATATAGCTTAACGTCTGCATATTTGTTTTGGATTGAAAAAGGGACTGTGCCACAGATGCTGGCAATAACTTCCTGCGCTGTTTGCCCGTTGTATATTCCTCCATAATGTTGTCCCTCAGTTAAAATACCAATGGCGGATGTAGCGTAAAGACTATATCTGCTAGGACCAACTCGCTCTACTTCTTGAAGGTAAAATATCCCTCGCTGAGCGCCATTGTAGATCCATTTTAAGGGTGTATTTCGAGCGAATCCAATAAACACTCCATCCGGGTCACGGGCCTCAGCGGATAGTGTATTGACCTCCAGAGAGGACGAGCGAAGAGACATAGCGATATGCACATTCCCCGAAAAGATATCCTTTTGGTAAAATGTCTTTCCGTTATAAACAAGCTGATTCATGTCGGCACCTTCTTTGGCTCCCTGGCGTAAAATGTGACGGTCAAACCGCCCCAGCAGGTCCCATCATCCATGTATTCCACTGTATCCTCAACGACCTCTATATAGGCCTCATAAGATAGTGTGGTTTGCCCGTAGGGTGCCACAACAGTGTGACTATCCACCGGGGATGTCAGTACCTCATAAAGAGAGTCATAGTCATCACGGCTCATCCCATCAGCAGAAAGTTGGAATGTGTAGTCAAAAAAAGTCCCTTGGAGGTCCCTCCAGTGATAACCGGAAAGAGCGTTGTCTGCGTTTGGCCCATCTGAGAGTCTGGCTTTACGGGCAATAGATTCTACGCCTATGTTGTATCCAACCCCGTCTATGGTGAAAATATTATCCATAGCCACCTCACTCCACCAAGTCTGTACCGCTTCTACGGTCCTCGTCCCTTAGATAAGGCCGCAAAAACATTGACGCCTCTCTCGGATAGAAGCCAATGTCCAGTTTGACTCGTTGTGAACTGTTCCCATAAACCTCACCGCTCTTGTTTGTATCAGCAGTTTCTCGGACGGTCGTAGCCGCCACCGAACCTGGGACCATTCCGTCGTTAACCAAGGTAACACGTCGCTCAATATTAGGC